GAAAAGCGTATCACATCCATCACCTTTGAAAGAGATAAGGAGATAGAGATACAGATGGCTGAAAGGCTTATCTTGGCTACTGAGTTCTATAAGGAAGTATTAACCCAATTAAAGAACAAATGAACATAACACACGACCAAGACCCCATCAAGCAGCAGGATAGCATTCTACTGGCAGTCATGGCTAAGTACTATGAGAGGAGTAAGAGGGGGCAGGCTAAGTATGGTACTAACCTGGATAGGAAGGATGTTGACCTGGAGGGATGGTTAAACCATCTGCAGGAGGAGCTGATGGATGCTACTTTATACATTGAAAAATTAAAAAAAGAGATATGAAAGCAAAACTAACATTTAACCTGCCTGAGGACCAGGAGGATTTCAAGCTGGCTTGTCAAGCTGTAGATCTAAAACAGGCACTTATTGAGATAGCCATGGAGCTAAGGTCACTGCACAAGTACGGAGAGCTCCCAGTGAACCAATGGGAACTAATCGGAGAGGTTAGGGATATATACCACAGAATATTAACTGATTATAACATCGAAATATGATAATAGCACTTTCAATTTTACTAGCCCCTGCGATAGTGTGGGGTTGGATTTCAACTATAAACTATATCAAATACATAAACCATGAGTAAATTCAAAGGAGAGGTAGTGTTTATCACACCAACAACGTCAGTTAATGACAAATTCAAGAAAAGAGAAGTAACCCTGAAGTCACAGGATGAGTATCCTCAGTACGTTACGTTCCAATTAACCCAGGACAAATGCGATTTAGCTAATAACCTTAAAACAGGTGAAGTAGTAGAGGTTAGTTATAACCTACGAGGCCGTAGATGGGAAGCACAAGACGGTACAATCAAGTACTTCAACTCGATTGAAGCTTGGACCATGAGCTTGAGCTCACGTACTGAGAACAGTGCTGTTGATAAATTACGCAAAACTTTTGACACTACAGATGAGAGCAGTGACGATCTACCTTTCTGAGGAACAACAACTATCTGAATGGATGCGGAAAGAGATTAAACTCAAGCTATCCAAGAGATATAAGCTGACCCATCTATCTGAGGACATGGGGGTCAATTATGCTAAGCTATACCGGTTCATGCAGGGGCGTAATGTGACCACTGAGATCTATGATAGCTTTTTTAGAGTATATTTGAATCAATGGAACTCTTACTACTCATACCTATAGCATGGTGGTGGTGCAATTTTGAGCCACTGCAAGCAACTTTGACTAGGATATATATGTCCTTAAAACCAGGCACATGGGCCATACCCTTACTAGATGCATTGAGTTGCAGTAAGTGTGTGGCCTTTTGGCTTACATTGGCATGGCACCAGGACTTTATCCTAGCCTGTCAGGCAGCACTGGGTGCCTATATACTCGAATTATGTTTGAACAAACTGACATAGAGGTAATAGATAAGATAGATGCACAGCCTGAAGCAGTGAAGTACTCTAAGCACTCATGCGTTCAGCTGTACAAAATACGGGTCAAGTACGATGGTCCACAGCCTAGGGAGTGTTTTTGTGCTTCAGTTAGGCGGAAAGTATGGTACAAGGACTTTATGGTATGGTATGAAAAGACTCTTAGACAAGTACATCAATAGTAATTACCATGAGGTAAGAGCTTACACGCTGTACTTTCTCACTAAGATGGGGAGTAAGATAGAGGCAGATACCGTAATTAACAATAGTTACCTGCATGTGCTGACCATTAATGAGGATGCCAATAGTGAAGACCAGGTAAAAAGTTACCTTCTCAACACAATCAAGTATCAAATCCTATGGAACACATCGCTAAGCCATAGAGATGATAGGGTCACATCCATGGAGTATGAGCCCAGTGAGCAGGAGGATGACGAGCAGGACCTGCAAGCTAAGCTACTTGAGGATAAGATATACAGCACTCACAAAGGGCTGATAGAGATCTATAGAGCAGGGATAAGTGACAATGTGCACAGGATAGTTTTTGAGGCGTATATCGATAAAGGTTACACCACAGCTCGAGGGATGGCTAAGTACTTCGGGATACCGGTTACTTCAGCTCATTACCTGATAACTGAAATTAAACAAAATCTTAGAAAATTACAATATAGGTATGAGACTATCTCAAATAATTAGCATACTAGCTACATTTTGTGCCTTGACCGGTGCGTTCTTTCTTATTAGAAATAACTACTTTTATGGTAGTAGAGCCTTTGGTATTTGGGTAGTACTTTATTATTCATGGCTATTTTTAGAACAATATGAGCAAGAAAATTAAAAGCGAGTACATGGGGCAGTATGTTACTGTGTACCTAAACGGGAGAGAGGTATCTTTCAACATTTCTGAAGAGACAGCAAACGAAGCTGATTTCTGGACTAACAACGGATTAGGACATATCTTTGAGGAAGTAGTAGTTAAAAAAATTAAAACAGATGCCAACACCCCGCCCGCAGGAGAGTAAAGACGAGTACCTGGAGCGATGCATGGGTGATGAGGAAACTCTAGCCAAGTATCCGGAGAATGAACAGCGGTATGCTGTATGCAATTCTCTTTGGGATGCTGAAGCATTGAGCAGGTATCGTAGAGCATTTGCAGACTCTTACAATGACTATCCTAAACAAGCCACTGAGAATGCTAAGATAGCAATCAGATGGGCTGAGGATAATGGATGGGGTGATTGTGGTACTGCAGTAGGTAAAGCTCGTGCTAGTCAGTTAGCTAATGGGGAAAATATCACACGTGATACCATTGCTCGAATGGCAGGCTTTGAACGTCACCGGCAGAACTCACAGAAAGAGCTTGGAGATGGATGCGGTAGATTGATGTGGTTAGCCTGGGGAGGTGATGAGGGTATTGAATGGGCACAACGTAAACTTAAAGAAATAGATAAATGAGACCAAAACATATAGAAACACCTGAGGCAATGTGGGATCTATTTGAGGCCTATAAGAGATGGTGCAAAGAAAATCCTAGATATAGCTATTCCCTATCTAACAAGACAGGTGAAGCTACAGCAGTGCCATTAGAGAGACCACTTACTCAAGTGGGTTTTAGGACTTTTGCTGCAGATAGAGGGCAGACTGTCAATGATTATTTCGCTAACACTGGGGGTAGATATTCCGACTATGCTACAATCTGCTCACGCATAGAGGAAGCAATCCGCATGGACCAAATCGAAGGGGGCATGGTGGGGCAGTACAATGCATCGATCACCCAACGACTAAACAACCTAACCGAGAGAGTTGACACTACTACCAATGGAGAGACCATCAATGACATCCAGGTGAAGATCATACTACCAACAGATGAGTCCTCAACAGATTGAGTTCATGTGTAGACTTGTAGAGGACTATATCTACAGAAAGAAAGGGAAGCAGGTAAAGATAGATAGAAGGGAAGTGATGAGTGATGGGAGGCAACTCGCTATGTTAATGAATGCCTATCAGATAGTACATGGAGATAAAGAGCACAGTAATTTTTCAAAAGAACCATGAGGCCCTTAATGATAAGGCTATAAGGTTTGTCATTAATGAGGGAGGGTCAAGGTCCTCTAAGACCTATAGCTTATGTCAGCTAATTATAGTCTACTGCCTACAAAATAAAGGTAAGGTAGTTAGTATCATTAGAAAGACGTTCCCTGCTCTAAGGGCAACGGTCATGCGTGACTTCATTGAGATACTCAAGGACCTCAACCTGTATAGCCTGGAGGCACACAACAAGAGTGAGCACATCTACACCTTCCCTAATGGGTCCATCGTGGAGTTCTTCTCAGTGGATGATGAGCAAAAGATAAGGGGTAGGAAAAGAGACATAGCTTGGTGTAACGAAGCCAATGAGCTATACTTCGATGACTTCACTCAGCTCAACATGCGTACCGAGTACAAGTTAATCTTTGACTACAACCCCAGTGAGTCAAGCTCATGGCTGTATGAGTTACCACAGGAGGAAAGCATCCTAATCAAGTCAACGTATAAAGACAACCCATTTTTACCTAAGAGCATTAGATCCCAAATCGAGGACCTCAAGAGAACGGATGAGGCACTCTACCAAATCTATGCACTGGGTGAAAAGGCAATCAGTAAGAGTAACATCTACAGCAACTGGAGCTTCATACCTCATCGGCCTGCTAGATTTGTCAACTACGTCTATGGTCTTGACTTCGGATACAATCACCCCACTGCACTCATGCGAGTCTATTGGTGTGATGCTGACATCTACATTGAGCCAGTCATCTATGAGAGCTATCTCACTACACCGATGCTGATAGACAAGATGCAAGGTGCCAACATTGAAAAGACAGTGACCATAGTAGCCGACTATGCAAGACCCGAAATCATAGCCGAACTAAACAACGCAGGGTACGATGTGCAGAACGCAAACAAGGTAGTCAAGAAAGGGATAGATAACATCAAGACCTTCGGGGTGTTCTGCCAGGATGACAAGGCCCTCAAGAAAGAGTATGAGAATTACAAGTGGAAAAAAGTAGGAGACATGATCACTGACGAACCAGTCAAGATGTTTGATGATGCCATGGATGCAATCAGGTATGCGACCACTCACATCAGACAGGAGTACTATACGGATGACAGCTACCTGGCGTTTTAGAAACACATTAACTGCTTAGAATAATATAGGTATGGCAATGACATTAAAGGCTGCACCTCAGCGACTCACTCCGGCATACAACCCAGTCAAGTATATCTATGACTCGACCAACAAAAACCTAGGAGGCTTCAAGTATATCTTTGAGGTATACGAGTCAGGCACAGCTAATCAGATAGCTGAGTACAGGGTGCTACCTGTTTACTCTACGGGGTACGGTGAGATTGACCTAACTAAGTTACTGCAGTCTAAGGTAAGCTTTGACCTAGAGCCAAACAATACCACAGTATACGATGCAACCAACAGCCATTACAAGTATGACCTTAAGGTAGGTGAGGAGTATCTTACTACGACCTCATTTACATCTGCCATGACTCAGTACACTACTGCTCCCTATGTTGGTAGAGTTCGTCTTAATGGGACCAATACATTTGTGGTAGGTGATCAGATAGTCTTAACTCAGACAGGACTAGGTGGGGTGAATGCCAACCTTAATGGATTGTACACTGTGCTTGTGGCAACTCCTACCTATATTGTGATTAACTTCCTTTGGTCAGGTATCACCAACGCTAACAAGGATGTTGAGATAACCTATGCCGATGGTAGGAGGACCACTACCTACAACATCATCAATGATTTGAATAACTATGTATTCAATGGTGCACTGCCTTGGACTGAGTGGCCGTCATGGGATGAGACTAACTATGACTTGAGTGGTAACACTGACAAGTTCCTAACATCCATACCTGCTACCAACTTCTACGCTACACTATCTCAAGACTTGTGGATGAATGCAGTGTATGGCTTCATACCTGGAGGGACTCACAAGATAGTATTCACCAATGATGCTGGTGAGATATTTGAGAAATCAGTAGGTGCCACTGACCACATCACAGGTAACGCAGTAGGCCCTAACAACCTTGGAACACTTACTCCTGTATCAGGACCATTGCCATTGATTAAGCCTACCACTCAATACTATGAGTACTACTATGAGCACAATGGCTCACAGGTTACACAAGCCTATCGAGTGAACATAGATCGTAGAACACAAAGCAAAGAGTACAGCATTATATTCTTAGACCGTTATGGTTCATGGGGTAGCTTTGCGTTCACCGGTAGAGCATACGAAACGGGAAGCGTACAGCGTGAGCAGTACAACATGGATGTGCAAGGTAAGATAGCAAGCAGTGAGTGGACTTATGACTTAACTGAAAGAGGATATACCAACAGCTATGTAACGGTAGAGAATACCATTGACCTCAACACTAACTGGATGACTGAGGACATGGCTACCTATTTCACTGAGCTCATCAGTTCACCATACACTTACTTCAAGGTAAGCAACTACGATGAGAACTGTGACATACCGGAAAGCACTGAGTACATCAGCTGTAATGTAGTGACATCCAACTACGAGTACTACAAGCAACGAAACAAAAATCTAATCAAGCAAAGCATTACTATCAAGCTTGCTAACAACGACATGGTCAATGGTTAGGATACAACTAGCAACAGGCTACCTAGATGTTAAGGAAGGTACTTCATTCCCTCTGACATTTCAGGTAGGGGACATCAGAGATATAAGTCAAAGGAAAGGTAACTTCTCTAAGACCATTGTATTGGTAGGCAGTAAGAATAACAATGACCTACTGAACCACTACTACGATGTGAACATTGTAGCCGGTACCTTTGACATTAATGCAGTAACTAATTGCTCAGTTATCCAGGACGGCATACCTGTCATGGAGGATGCAAGCATGCAGCTCACAGCCATTAAGAAGGTACAGCTCACTGAACAGTATGAAGAGCATGTTGAGTATGAGGTATTGATTAAGGAAAGCAAAGCCGATTTCTTTACAGCCATCAATAACAAGGAGCTAACTGATATTGACTTCAGTGACCTCAACCACACATACGATGCATTCAATGTGGTTAACCGATTTAACAACTCGGTAACTGATGGCTTCAAGTACTTCCTACCTGGAAGCGGTGACGCGTTCTACAGCACTCAAGAGTTTAAGCCTGCCATCTTTGCCAAGACTTACTTTGACCGTATCTTTCAAGATGCAGGATTCACATACAATTGGCCAGACCTAGTTGATGATAAGTTTGACCGGCTAGTCATTCCATACAATGGGGATACGGATAACTTCGACTATGCAGATTATACAGTCAAGGCTAACGCAGGACCAACCACTTACACAGGTACCTTCTTTGCAGGTGTAGCTGAATTTCAGAACCCTCAAACAATAGCAGGATGGACTGAGACCGAAGACCCTCAGAACATTTACAATCCTGTCACTGGAGTATACAGTACTCCATTTAATATCAGTAGTAACAACTCACAGCAGTATGACTACAGCGTTCAGATACAATACGAGATTAGACTAGTGAACTCTTCAGGTGTTACATTGTATTCGGGTCAAGCCGGTACAGCTGCACCTGTTTTCTTTCAGCCTCAGTTAGTACTAACTCGAAATGGTGTAGTGTCATTCACTACCAACCTATACACTAACCCTGCACCACTTAACAACAGTGCAACGGTTACCTATGGAGTTCAAAGTCCAGGTTCAGTACCTAATGGTACCACAACTATCTTGAGTCAGACAGTAGTAACTACCATGGCATTGACAGCTCAGAACTTACCACAGCTATCTCAAGGTAGGTTAGCTGTTAAGGTTCCAAGGATAGCAACCCCAGTGACTGGAGCTAATGCACCAATATGGCGGACAGGTTCTGCAGCAGGTCCTGCTTGTGCATCCGGTCAGATAAAGGTACAGGCAGTGATCACTAGCATAGATGTTACTATTACACCTAGCAACAACATTGTAGCTATCGGTGGTACCATTGATGTGAATGACTACGTGCCTCAGAAGATAAAGCAAAATGATTTCGTTAAGGCTATCTTCAACATGTACAATCTGTACGCTGATGTAGATAAGACCCAACCTAATCAGCTCAACCTCATCCATAGGGATGACTACTACGATGCAGGTAAAGAGGTAGACTGGACTTACAAGCTAGCCAAGGACCAGGAGCAGTCACTGTCATTCTTGCCGGAACTGACTAGTAAGAAAGTAATACTCACCTATTCACCTGATACGGATAGCCCTAATGCTACATACACTACAGCTACCAACCAAATCTACGGACAGGTAGAGGTAGTCTTTGATAACGAGTATGTCAAGGATGTGGACACTAAGCCTATCTTGTTTGGACCTACACCAATTATTAAAACTCCATTCGGTGCATACGTGCCAATGATAGCAGGACAAGCTCCTAAGACTAACCTGCGTATCCTGTACGATGGCACAAGTAGATCATGTAGTCCGTATCACATCTATGACTACGGTACTACCGGTATGACAGGTGTAACAAGCTACCCGTATGTTGGTCACTTCGATGACCCACTTAACCCTACATGGGATTTGAATTACTCGGTGTGTTCATTCTACTACTACCAACCATTAAGCCTAACAGATAACAATCTATACAACAGATACTGGAGGCGAACACTAGGGCAGATTAACAACGGTAAGATGTTGACTGCTATGTTCAATCTTAAGGATAGTGACATCCAGGCTATGGAGCTCAATGACAAGATACGCATTGACAATAGTTGGTGGAACATTAACCGAGTTATTGACTACGATGCCAATGCTAACAAGCTTACACAAGTAGAGCTTATCAGTGTAGACAATGAGGTGAACTTCATGCCATTCGTTAACCCGTTCGGAACACCAGGTGTTGGCCTTCCAAATATATCAGCTATTCAGCAGGTAGCTAACAGCAGTGTGGTCAACACTAAGAGCATGAACAGTAATGTGCTTACCGGTGGTGGCATGATAGGTGAGGTAGTCAACCGAGGTAACATTGTACCTGGAGGGCTCAGAGTAATGGTAGCTACTGAAGGGTACTCAGTAGAGAATGATGGTATAGTCACTGACAACTTAGTGGTAAGAGGTAGCATGAATGGTATACCTGTTGACCCTGCATACTATAAGTACACAGCATTGCTATCTCAATCAGGTACAGCTGACCCTGTTGCCGATGTGAAAGAGGGTAGCTTTGGTGAGATAGTATGGACTAGACAAAATCAAGGTGAGTATCAGGGAGCCATACAAAATTGGGAGATAGGAACTATACTAGGCAGTGAGCTTACCGTAATGATTAACAACGTAAACTTTGACGGGGTGATCAGTGCTCAGTATGTACCATCAAATAACACTATAGATATATTCACAACTCAGATAGGTGTGGGCTTTGTAGATAACTACCTTGTCAACACTACTATTGAAATAAGATATTACAAGCCATAACATGAATGAAGTAGAAATACCATTAAAGCTCGGTGGCATTGCCGAAATAAAAGCAGAACTTAGAGACCTCAAAGGTCAAATAGCTAATGCTGCGGATGCTGATACAATGACTGAATTAGCTCAAAGAGCAGGACAGTTAAAAGACCAATTAAAGGATGCCAATGAGCAGGTAGCTATCTTTACCACAGGCTCAAAGTTTGAAGCTGTATCTAATAGCTTCGGTGCCATCAAGGGTGACTTAATGAGTCTTGACTTTGAGGGTGCATCTGAGAAGGCTAAGGTGTTTGCTAAGAACATGGCAAGCATTAAGCCTGATGATATCGGCAAGGCGTTTAAAGGATTGACAAGTACTATCGGTTCTATCGGTAAGGCATTCATGTCATTAGGTCAAACCTTACTAGCCAACCCTATATATTTAATTGCTGCGGTGATAGCTGGAGTCATTGCTGCTACGATTTACTTAGCCGATAAGTTAGGCTATCTTGACCAGGTAACTGAGGCAGCAGGTATGGTGTTTGATGCCTTGATTGAAACACTCAAAGAACTTGGTGAAAGTATGGGCATAGCTGCTGCTCAAAGTGAGGAGTACATAGCTATGCAGGAGGCTAACACTAAAGCTAATGAAGAGGCAGAGAAAAGTACAGCAGGTGTTATTGAAGTAACCAATGAAGTAGGCACTGCATTCGAGTTAGCTAAGGAAGGGGTAATCTCAAAAGAGGAAGCACTTGCTACCTACAACTCAAAGCTAGGTGATACATTTGGTGCAGCAACTACATTGGCTGAAGCGGAAAAATTATATGTAGCTAAAACTGATGCATACATTGCAGCTACCATGGCAAGAGCTCGAGCTGAAGTCTTTGCTAAGAAAGCAGCGGAAGCAGATGCCAAGGCAATCATGGCTAAGAGTAAAGACCAAACCACAGCACTAGATAAGGTTACTACCTGGGTAGATAAGAATAAGACTCTAGCGTATGTTGTAGGTGCCACTACCTTGGGTACAGGTCTAGCAGTAGTAGGTACTCTTGATGCCATGGATAAATCAGGTAAGAGCCTAGCCGATAAGCAAAAGATGAGAGTTGGAGAGGAGCAGAAAAGGCAAGGCAAGATATCCAATATGTATCAAGAGGAGGCAAAGAAGGCATTGAAGAATGCTATTGAATTAGAGAAATCTAATGACATAAATATCAAAGGTAATAAGGCAAAGACTGCAAGCAATAAAAAACAAAGCGACCAACGTATCAAGGATGCTGAGAAAGAGGCAGAGAAGCTACGTCAAATTGCTATTAAGGAAAATGAGGATAGAATCAAAAGAGAGGATGAGCAGTTTGACTTACTCAATAAGCTAACCCTTACACAACGTGAGCAGGATATCCTAGCATTGACTCAAGACTATGATAAAAAGTATGAGCTCGCTAATGGCAATGCTGAACTTGAGAAGCTACTAGCTGAACAGCAGAAAAAAGATATCGCAGAAATCAATAAGAAATATGCTGACGAGGCAGAAAAGAAAGCAAAAGAGGAAGCAGATAAATTAGCAGCAGCTAAGAAAGCAGCAGATGATCTAATCTTCAACTTGAATGCTACCCAACAAGAGAAAGATATTCGAGCACTGGAGGAGCAACTTGAAGCAGATAGAAAAGTGTTAGGTGATAACGCAGCTGCACAGCTCCAGCTTACTGCAAAGTTTGAGGAGGATAAAAAAGCCATTGAGAATAAGTATGCACTTGAAAGGATAGAGAATGCTAAGAAAGAAAGAGATGCTAAGATAGCTTTAGCTGAAGATATATTCAATGGAGTATCTGCAGTAGGTAGTGCATTGATCAAGGACCAAAAGAAACTAGAGAAATTTAACAAGGCGAATGCGTTGATTCAAATTGGTATTGATACAGCCAAGGCAATATCTTCATTAGTTGCTGCGTCTCAAGCTAACCCATTCAACGGATTGACAGCAGGTGCTGCAGGTATTGCTCAGTTTGCTAGCGGTATCATTCAGATAGTTACTAACATAGCCAAGGCTAAGCAGATATTAACATCAGGAGGTACGCCATCACCAGGTGGTGGAGGAGGTACAGCTGAAGCAACAGGTGGAAGCAATACCAATGTAGCACAGCAGGTACCGGCATCAGCTCAGTTATTTGGTGCAGCCAATAGCGGTAACGTAGTGAGTGCAGGAGGAGGTACATCTAACAGTTCCATGACTGTCACAGCTGTAGTATCTGAGACACAAATAACCAACGTACAAAACAAGATAACTAAGATTAATAAAAACGCTGAATTATAATGAACTCACTACAAGCAATCACCAACCACATTGAGCAGTTCTACAACAATCACCTGCAGGTAAAGAAAGTAGGTAGCGACTTCAAGGAACAGCTATACAACTTCGCTACCCAGGATGAGAAGTATCCTATTGTTTTCATTGTGCCGGTAAGCGTTAACCCTACCGAGAATACCTCAGAGTTTAACTTTGACATCTACTGCTTTGATATCATCCAAAAAGATAGGGCTAATATCATTACAATACTAAGCGATACACAGCAGATATTGAATGACCTATTTGTGTACTTTACTTACAGCAATGACTACAGCTTTGATGTCATAGGACTGCCTAGCTTCCAGGCTATAAACAATGATCTACTTGACTACGCTGCAGGGTATGTTATGAACATCACTCTTACCGTCAATGACTGGACTGATTGTGCTGTGCCTCTATCAGGGAACTAAACATTTCGGAGGCTTAGAATAATATAGGTATGAGTGCACCAAATTGGTGGGGAGACTGGAGACCTATCCTCACACCTCACACCGGAAACCTTCAACCTACTGACTTACTAGAATGTACTTCTATAGTGGGTGGCTTACCTGTTAACACAGCCATTACAGGTGCTCAGATAATAGCAGCTGCATCGGGTGGTAGTGGGTTGACTATAGGAACAACAGGTATCACTTCAGGTACTATTGGTAGGGTATTATTCCAAGGCACAGGCAATGTATTACAGCAGAGTGCTAACTTGTTTTGGGACAACACAAATAACAGACTAGGGATAGGGACAAGTAGTCCATCTTTTTCTTTGGATGTTAATGGTGGTTTAAGAACACTTGGTGTATCCCAACTAAGAGGTCCATCAAACAGTATATTAGGAAGTAATTTACAAACAACATCAGCTGCTCTTATTTTTAATAATACATTCAATGGTGCTCTTGGTATAGGTAGTTATTCTAATTCAGGCGCAGAAATTCAAAGTGCCCAAAATGGTGGTGTATCAGTTGGAGGTATTTTAATTTTACAAAGACAAGCTGGAAATACATTAATTGGCACAGCTACAGACGCAGGATTTAAGTTAGATGTGAATGGTACTGCTAGGGTGCAGGGTACAATGACTATACCATCAACAGGTAATTTTGGTATTACTGTTTCAAGAACAGGAACATCAGGTATAGCTCAACAGATTTTTAATTCTTCAGCCACAACTTATTTAGGTGCAGATAGTTCAGGTGGTGGCTTTTTATTTACAGGTGGATTGCCTTATGCTTCATTTTTTGGTAATGGTGCAAATAGGCCTACACAATTTGGTACAAATGGTGCAATAAGAATGACTATTTTTGCAGGTGGTAATGTGGCAATAGGTACTACAACTGATGTAGCTAGTGCAATTTTACAAGCAAGTTCAACAACTCAAGGCTTCCTACCTCCACGAATGACCAATGCACAGATGCTAGCAATAGCTGCACCTGCTGCAGGATTGGTAGTATATGACACAACTAACAACAAGCACTGCGGATACAACGGTACTGCTTGGCAAAACTTCTACTAATGATACAGATAGAACCACTTAACATACCAACTAAAGGCACAGCATCTCAGATGTCAGTGCTTGTACTTAACTTTGCTACCAATGCTACCACAGCTCAGACCTATTGGCAACTATATGATCAGGAGGGAACACCCCTATTGGATGGTAACTACACCATGACTGAGGAACAGTTCGCCACATGGGGTACTGACAATAATGTAGTTAATGAATATGTAGCAGATGCTATAGGAGTAACAATAATATCATGATAGAATTAGACGAAAAACAACTAGAAGAGATTAAAGCATACTTGGCTGAGCTACCAATGAAGTACGCCTTACCTCTATTGCAGTACTTAGAGAAATTAAAAGAAGAGCAGAATGGCTAGATACGCAAACACAGGTGAGTTCAATGTGCTATATCCTACCCGTAGGAAAATGGCTACTATACTCAAGAGAATAATTAGACAGGAAGTAGCAGATGGTGAGGGTACACTTGTAGAAAGTGTGCGTATCAATGCCAAGGTAACAGGCTTCCAAAAACTAGAGATACAAATAGTAGCTATGTACTACTTTATATTTCTAAACAATGGGGTGCCACAAACTGCTAACGCCTATGGCCCCAATGGTGGGTCTATAGCTCCACGAGATTTCGTTGCACAATTTACTGATGCGTTAATGGCAGCAGGTCTTGTTGCTGAGATATATCGGCAGTATACTGAATGGATAACTAAAAAGTATCCTTTGGTACAAGCTGTTGAAGTGCTTGAGAAACAATATAAATTAGTGTATACATTTGAGGCACTTGACCCTCCTGCAACTTTTACTCCTGGGTTCCCGTTAGATGTCTAACTCTTTTTTCATACCCAGAACATTAAACACATAAACGAGTGGTAGGGCACCTATCTTATCACTCTTAGTTATGTCACCTTTTGATAGGCTATAGATCATTAGCTCCCATGACCACTTGGCACTCTGTTGTTCTTTCTCTATTTCTTTGATTTCTTCAGGGTCAAGTTCTGCCTTTTCTTCATTGGTCAATGGCTCATCTGCTTCACCCATAAATAGGTTCTCATACTTTTTAAGGAAGTCATCCCTAAACTTTAAGAACTCATGTATCAATCCATACACATCTGTGATGGGTAGGTCAAGGAACTTATCAGCCCTAATGGTGCAGTCAAAGTCATAAGGTTCCATTACCTCATCACCCCATTCATTCAGCTTAGTGTTCCGGTATAAGATAGCACATACATTAGCTAGGTTCTCTATATAGTTCTGACCAAAATAAAAGTCCAGGTCAATGTACTCATATAGGCATAGCTTGTTGAATGGCTTGAGCTTCAACCCAAGTAGCTCATGTTTATATCTTTTGGATGGTTCAGATTTACACCACTTATTCTCTTTGATTAATTGCCGCATCTCATCAACATCGAGCTCTTCAATATCCTCAATTGGTAAGTCTGACAAGATAGAAAGTGCCTCACTATTGTAGTGATACGAACCCTGTGAGGCATCTATCTTATTAAACTCAATGAACTGCTCAACAGTTACATCACTCCACTGCTTCGGTAGGTGTATCATTTCTTAATTGTTGGCCTATCTTTTGAGCTATGAACATGATATAAGGGATGGCAATGTTAGCATCTAGCTTCCGTAACAGCTTAGCCTTTTGTTTGATGTGAGCATCAGCATAGTGTTCGGTGGGTGTAAGGTCCTCACGTTTGAACATGACAGCTAACATCTCAGATATGTATCCTTTGTTCTTATGTAGTGCTACCTTCTCAATAATCTTTGTATCACGTACAGTTAACTTCATTTGAGCCTTATACAAGTAGCCTTCAATCTCAAGCTCCTCCACTACAGGAAAATCTTTTTGCTCCATTGTGTTGAAGCTTTTAACAATCTCTACAAAGTCAGCAACATCCGTATCCCAAAATTCATTCTCAGGTATCCCCAGGTAAGCGAATACTTTAAGGTGTTTGTCAATGGGGTCAAGGCTAGTATCATTGTTGATATCAGTAATAGTTTCAAACTGCTCAATGGTCAGCTCATCGATTTGGTTGGGAATCTCCCTGTTTAAGATAGTTATCATGTTTTAAAATTTGAACAAATATAGGAAATTTATAATATAGGTAATGGCAAAAGATAAACTACCAGTTTACAAAATTACTATTGACCCTGAGTACTCCGAGAATGGTCAAGACTTAGGTATTGAGCAGATAGCATTCACAAGCACTCCAGCCATCAAAGTCATGGGTATGGCATTCAGTGCTCAGACAAAGCCTATGAGATTTAACGATGAGATAAAGTACCGTATCACTGCACCTGCTTTGATACCTATGGAGATCTATCGCTTTGATGAGGATACAGATGAGGAGTACTATGTTAAATTCACTGCTGAAGAGATAGAGAAAATTCATGCTAAGTTCATGAAAGACATGTTGAATAAGGACCTATTCAACTTGGAACATGATACTGAAAAGACTGTACCTGCCTATGTACTTGAGGCATGGATAGTAGACACTCCAAAAGAGGACAAAGCTTACTCATCATTTGGTATTGAAGTACCGGAGGGTACACTTATGGTTACTGCCCAGGTAACTGATAAAGAGTACTATGCTGAACTTGTAGCTCAAGAGCAAATAGGCTTCAGTATAGAAGGGTACTTAGGCATGAAACTAAAAGAGCAAAACAAATCCCAAATAAATACACAAATGAATGAGTTAATGTTGCCGGATGGCGAACACATCATCAACGAAAAAATCTACATCGTAAAAGATGGTAAAGTAGTTGAAGTAAAAGATGTTGAAAAAGTAGAGGCTTCTGAGGAAGTAGCCCTAGAGGAAACTGTTATCGAAGAGGAAGTAACAGAAATCCCTGCAGAGGAAGAGACAATGGCGGTAGATCCTGTGCTTGACGCAGAAGCTATCTTAGCTATTGTTAAGCCTGCAATGGATGAGCAAATCAATGCCCTTGTAGCTATGATTGCTGACCTTAAGAACCAACTTGAGGAAGTGATGAGCTCAGAGGTAGAAGAGGAAGTGATTGAAGAGGCTGTGGCTATGAGTGCACAGCATAGATTTTCTAGTGTAAACAAATTCATAAATAACAAATAAAATGCGTAAATTAAAATTCGACTTACAAGTTGACCCAACTGCTTTATTAGCAGCGAACCCAGAGGCATTCTATTCTCAAGCTTACTTGTCTGAGGATACTGCTGACAACTATCGTTCTTTACCAGGTGTAAAGTACAAAACTAAATTAGCGACTGTTACTTTCGGTAACATCTTGCAAGCATCTAGCTGTTCTTTCTCAGCTCCTAATGATGATTTGAACGCTAAAGAAATTGACGTATGTGCTCTTTCTGCAATGGCTCAAATTTGTCAGTTTGACTTAGAGCAATCTTTCCTTTCTTTGCAAATGTCAAAAGGATCTAACGGAGATTTCTCTGTTGCATCTTTCATGTCATTCTACTGGGGTGAGATGGCTAACAAAATTAACGGAGATATCGAGTTAATCAGATGGCAAGGTGATACAACTGCTATTGCTAACCCTACATTAGCTTTATGTGATGGTTATGAGAAAAAATTAACTGCAGGTTTAACTGACCCAACTGATACAGTTATCAACGGTGGTACAGGTGCAATTGCTAACTTCACTACATTGGAGACTAAATTAGCTGCAGCATTTGCTTTACTTCCTGCATCTATTGCTACACGTACAGCTGACCTACGTTTGTACATGCCAACTCAATTGGTTAACATCTACCGATTAGGAGTTGCTGCAGGTAACACTAACGCTTACATTACTCAAGATTTGTCTTTGACTTTCTTAGGAGTTAAAATCGTAGTTTGTCCAGGTATGTCTAACAACACTTTTGTTTGGACATTGAAAGATAACCTTATCTATGCATTCGATGCTGAGGGTGACTCTTCTGACCTACGTGCAGTTAACTTAGCTGATACTGTAGCTGAGCCTTATATCCGTACACGTGCTAACATGAAAGTTGGTTTCGAATATGTGAATGGTTCTGACATCGTTTTCTATCAATAATAATCATGAGCCCTCTACCAAGGGGGCTCTTTAATACTTTAATATCATGGCTTGTCAAGCATTAGAAGCAATCGTAAAATCATGCGACAACAACAGTGGTGGTATCTATGGTATCTGGATTAACCAACAAGATGAGATCGCATCTATCACACCAACCGACCCATCAGCGGGTTCAGGATGGGAGATAACAGGTATCACTCTTGCAGGTACTCCTCCAGTACTATTTGAAAACTACTACGTTCGTCGTAACACATCTAACTTTACTGAGGACAGTACTATTGACCTAGTTAATGGTAGCTCATTTGTCACTCAAACAATTAACTTAATGTTCCACCGAAGAGATAAAGATAAGTCTCGTGCTATCAAAATCTTAGGAGCAGGACAGCAATACTTAACAGCTATCGTATTAGATGCTAATGGTAAGTATTGGTACTTCCCTTACTTGCAGGTTTCTGCTACAGGTGAAGGTTCAGGAACAGCTCGAGCTGATGGTTCTAAATATTCAGTTACTTTGGTAGCTGAAAATGAGTACCTAGCTTATGAGGTAGACATGCTACCTGCTGCATTAGCTGCAATCGGAGTACTATAAGTTCTTTATTTCTCTACATAGCGAAAGGGCCTACCGTAATGGTGGGCCTTTTTTGTGAACATTTGTAAAGTCTAATTTAATATAGGTGTGATATACTTAGATCAAGGTGTTATTAATCAATTCGTGTTAACTCTTAGTGAGGTAACTACGGTTAGTACACCACACTATTTGTTTGTGTTCACCAATGAAATGAATACTACTAGCACACCACAGCTATTTACATCTGCTGATACAAGTGCATACCCTGAAAGATACAACCTGTTTACTCTTGATGAGCCAACGGATATATCACTACTTAAAGGGCAGTACACGTATGAAGTATATGAGAGCTCAACACCATTCGTTCTACCTCTTTCAATAGCACAAACTACAGGCGTAGTAATTGAGGAAGGTAGAATGGTAGTAAGTGGTCCAGTAGGTAACTCAATATACGATTAATATGGCATGGTACGATAGATTTATTAACAGCAAACCCAAAGGGCCCGAAGTAGTAGAGGGCTATCAATCTTTTAGCACTCCATTCTTACCGGTAGGTAGAGGCAATTTAACTTTACCCTATGTCAATGGTAGATACGTACAAGAGTCTTGGGTTCGTTTCGGTGAGGGTAACCTATATCCGGAACTGCTTAACCAAATGTACTACAGCTCACCACTACATGGTGCCATTGTAGATTTTAAGACCAATGCTGTTATTGGTGGAGGGTTTAATATCATAACTGACAAGCTAACTCCCCAGGAGAAACTTGACATGTACTCTTTTGAAAAGAAAGTCAACCTTAAACACACCGTTAAGGCTGTTACTAGACAGTTAATCCTGCATAATCGAGTATATTTTAAGCTATATTTTGGTGAAAAAAGAAAGCTAATCAAGGTAGAGAACGTATCACCGGAGAAAGTACGTATATCACCATGCAGAAAATACTACTATTTGTCTGATGACTGGAGCACTCGTATAGATACTGAGAAAATTAAGCCTTATCACATTGCATGTAGTGACGAAATACAGCTATATTGCTATGAGGTCAAGTCAGTAGGTCAAGACTATTACCCATTACCAACCTATACAAGTGCATTAAACTTTGCTTTTTTAAGTGGTGAGCTATCTTACTTCGCAAAAAGCAACATTCAAAATAGTGTGTTCCCATCCTTTGCTATGATGTTCCCTAAGAGACCACAGTCTGAGGAAGAAAAACACATGATCAAGGAAACTATTGACCGTCTTAAAGGTGCAGCCAATGCAGGTAAGGCAGTTGCATTCTTTGCTAACAGTGCGGACCAATTACCTAAAATTGAAAGCTTACCAACTAATGACAATGATAAGCTATTTCATGAGGCATCTGCATTGAATACTGAGCAAATATGTTTTGCTCATACCATTGACCCTATCTTGTTAGGGGTGCGTACATCCGGTAGCCTGGGTAATGGCAGTGACATCAAGCAGGCCTATGTGATATTTGAAAAGAACGTAGTAATGGAGCTACGTATGCAAATCACTACGATATTTAATGAGCTATTGACTATTGCTAAAATCCCTGCAGATTTCACAATCAATAACTTCCAAATAATTAATGAGACTATTGTGGAGCTTGAGGGTGAAAGCTCTAAGACTAACGATGCATTAAACACATTGAGTCCATTGGTAGCTACCAAAGTACTTGAGACTATGACCATCAATGAAATTAGAGCACTTGCTTCATTAGCACCTGTAGAGGGTGGAGATGTTACACAAGCAGCTGCAACTGCAGCAGCACAAACACCTGCAATCTGATGTTATACTTTATCACTGAAACCTACCTTAAGACTAACACACCCATCACAGCCAATGTGGATGTGACTGATGTGACCCCATACATAGCAACTCAGAGTGCATTGAGGATACAGCCTATCCTAGGCACAGTGTTCTATAATCACATGTTGAATGCGTACAATACTCAGACACTTACACCTGATGAGATTGACCTAGTAGAGTTTATTCAACCGGTCATTGCCTGGAGGTCAGCTGAGGATGCGGTATTTGGATTGACGTATCAGCTAAAAAACAAAGGACTTCAAACTCAGAATGGTGATTATTCTGCAAGCGTATCACGTAATGAGGTAGCATTTGGTATGGAACACTATGCACAAAAGGCTAGTTTTTTTGAGCAACGTCTAATTAGATGGCTATTAGCTAACAGAAATCTGTTCCCGATATTTATTAGTACCACTAACATGGATACTGATCTAAGACCAATGTTTAACCACTGCTCTTGTATCAATCAGTATCAAACAACTTGCACAGGTATGTGTGGTAACCTACGAGAAAACGGATACAATAACAGCATCCTTATCTTATAATGGAGTCACAGGTAGCTATCTTACTAAAAACAATGCAGGCTAACTGGATTAAATTGTTAGCTACTATAAGTGCATTCTTAATGCCTATCTCAGGACTGCTATTTTTGGTAGGGTTTGTTATCGTACTTGATACTGTTACTGGTATTTGGAAGTCAATAAAAAACAAAACAAAGATAACTAGTAGAGGCCTCAGTGCTATCATTAGCAAAATGCTACTTTATGAGGTAACGGTTATCCTGTTCTATATGATAGATCACTTTATCCTTAACAATATCATACTTCAGTTCTTTTCAGTACAGCTGTTACTAACTAAGGTACTTGCACTCATCCTGGTTAGCATTGAAGTCATGAGCATTAACGAGAACTACAAAGCAGTGAAAGGGCTTGACCTATGGCAGGCTATGAAAAATCTTTTCGCTAGAGCTAAGGATATTAAAAAAGAGGTAGATGAAATTAGACACGACCAAAATATTACAGGAACGCCTATCTAATGCTCAGTACTTCCATGAGGAGTCTGAAAAAACACAGATCTATTTACACCATACAGCAGGCAACGGGAACCCAGTAGCTGTATCACGTTGGTGGAATAGCAATTCAGACAGGATAGCTACTGCATTTGTGGTAGGTGAAAAAGGAACTATTGTACAATGCTTCAGCTCTAGGCACTGGGCTTATCACCTGGGCATAGATAGTCAAGATTTCTCAGTACATGGACTCAAGTACCAAAACTTAAACAAGCTAAGTGTAGGTATTGAGGTGTGTAACTGGGGTCCATTGAAGCTAAGAGATGGAAAGTACTACAACTATATTAAAAGTATTGTAGATCCATCCATGGTAACTACATTAGATGCACCATACAAGGGTAACATTCACTGGTATAAATATACGGATGCACAAATCGAAAGCACTCGTCAGTTGGTAGAGTACTTATGTGAGACCTATGACATTCCAAAGGCTTACCGGTCAGAGATATTTAGCATTGATAAGGAAGCATTCAAAGGTACTCCTGGGATTTATACACATAACAGTGTTCGTAAAGACAAGGCGGATATTTACCCATGCCCCCGAATGATTAAGATGTTACAAAGCCTATAGCACATGAGACTTTCAATAATTATTTTGTCGCTAGTTTCTACTATATTTGCGACATCCTGTTCAGCTCCTAAGCGTGCTCAATGGCACTATAAGAAAGCGTTAAAAAATGGCCTTCAGTTAGTACAGGATAGTGATACTATCCGGATAACTACTATTGACAGCATCCCAGTGATCATGAATGATACTATCGTATGGCAGAAGTATATAACAACCAAGGATACTATCATTAAATATAACAACATCTACGTGCCAAAGACTAGATGGCAAACACGAATAGAGTATAAGGAAAGGGTCAAGACACTACGCATCAAAGGTGATACACAATGGAAAACAGCCAAGGCAAAACAGGTAGTTAAATACAGATGGGCGTGGTGGCCTATTGTTATTTCGTTCTTTATTGGTATCTTGCTTCGGTTTTTAATACAAAGAGGGCTACTGGATAGGATAGCTCTACTATTTAAGCTATGAGAAAACGACTATTTTACGACATTGAAACATCCTTTAATGTCGGTGTGTTCTGGAGGACAGGATACAACCTAACAATTAACCCAGGTGATATCATTCATGAGCGTGCTATCATCTGCATCTGCTATAAATGGGAGGGTGAAGATGAGATTCACAGCCTAACATGGTCCAAAAATCAGAGTGATAAGCAAATGATTGAGAAGTTTGTCAAGGTTTTAGCTCAAGCCGATGAGATTGTAGCTCACAATGGGGATAGGTTTGACCTCAAATGGATACGTACAAGGGCTTTATTCCATGGTATTGGTGTTATGCCATCCCCAAAGACTATAGACACGCTTAAATGGGCTAAAAGGTACTTTAATTTTAATAGCAATAAGCTTGACTACATAGCTAAGCTACTTAAGGTAGGGGCTAAGATGGAAACAGGAGGATTAGATTTATGGAAAGACATCGTATTTCGCAAAGACCAGGAAGCCCTGGATAAAATGGTAGCCTATTGTAAGATGGATGTTGAAGTACTTGAGTCAGTATTCAATAAACTAAACAGCTATACCCTTGCAAATCATAACTATGCAGTACAGCATGGAGGTGATAAGTATGAATGTCCTGAATGTGGAGCTGCTAACTTCCGATATAATAAAAAAGTAGTCACTGCTGCCGGTACTGTACATCATTGGCTTAAATGTAAAGAATGCAATAAGCATCATAAAATTAATCACCTGGTGTTCACTAAATATCAGGAATATATCTACAAGCGTAAGTCTATAGCCTGATTTTTGCGGAGATTATTTAAGCTTTTACCCTGATTTTAATACATGTTTTTTAAGTTTTTAGGCTGACTCCTTATTTAGAATGATTATAAATTGTGGAAAATTATGCAAAATTGTTTGCATATATGAAACTATTTGTATCTTTGTCAGGTATTAACACTTAAAAATTTAGTTATGATAGAGCAAATCAAAGCGTATGAGCAGGAACTTAAGTTCCAATATGAGGAGCTGATGGATGCATTTGGACCATTTGACTCAGCTACTCAAAGAGCATTCTTAGAATGGAATGTGATGGATGAATTACTAACCCGTTTAAAATTACAAGATGAAAAATAAAATACTAAACGATATTTTTTCTGCCCTGTTTGTGGCAGTGTTCCCTATCCTATTGTATAACCTTTTAATCTTTTTAATATGCTAGTAACAGAAGTAACAAACGACACAGCCTACTTTGAGAGAGCATTCATGCATGGAAGCTGTAGTTATATCATCAGAGATCTACATGGAGATTGGTATATTGAGGTAAGTGACTTCAATGCCTTAGAGCATCCTGGAGAAGTGGAGCTTGACTATGAGCTAACCGATGAGGAAAAATATGAAGTTCAGTACCTAATTGAACAGCACCTAATGGAGTATAATATCATTGATGAGTTAACTGACCCAGCTAACTACTACGATGAGGATGAGTGGAGGTACACATGTTAATCGGTAGAGATTTATACAGCATGGCTGAATGGTGGATACGTCAGTCAATGGCAGGAGATAAAGGGGGCTCCTTCAACATCCCCCATTATATTGAATATTTAAAAGCTAGAAACTCATGTTTAGATTATTGTACTACTACGAAAGCAGACTTGCAGAAAGTTACGAATTCACAAGTGAAGCACTTTGTTATTGGAAGCTCAACGAATTTAGAAAAGCAGGAACCCACATCTACGGACACTTTGTAATACAGAAGCCATGAAGATACCACAATTAAAGAGATGTTATATCATTGTAGAAATGTTGAATGACATGAAGATACATACCCACAAAGAGATCAGGGAGAAAGTCAATGATAAGATGGGTCAAAACTACTGCAAGAGTCAAATTGAAAAGGACTTGAGCTGGATAAAATGGAACCTAGACCTAGATGAGTATTACTCATCCGGCTTTGGCATTAAATTATATGAGCCTCTTGACTTTTGGAAGGCATTAAAAAACTATTTAGAGGTATGAATCAGCACAAAATATATAGGGTTCTTAGACTCTTACAGCTCCTACAGGAAAAACCGAGAACAGTGATGGCAATATCCAGGTACTTAGGCACCAGTGAAAGAACAGTTTACCGATACTTTAAGCTATTTGAAAAGCTAGAGTACACTGTAAAACGAGATATTTATTACAAGTATTATATTGAGAAATTATGAACGAGGAACTATTTGAACTGAGCAAAGTGCTTAACCAGGATATCATTGATATCATTAAAACGTACAAATTAGATAGCTCCAGTAGGAAGCAGGACCTAGTTAGCAAGAGATACTACCTGTACAACTACATGAGTAAGCACAGGCACATGACTACTACCATGATAGGAAGGTACTTCAATAGAGATCATAGTACTGTAGTTCATGGGATATATGAGCATGAGTATTGGTATAAGAATAAGGATGCTAATTACCTTAAGTTTATCCATCCGGTACCTGAACTAATCAGAGCTAAGAGGTCAGATATAAATATCTTTGATGTGGATGTCATGCCACTGGATGATGAGGAAGCCAGGATAACTATCACCGGTAACTTTTCCCCAAAGTTATTAAGAAACTTCCAAGAACAGATGACTAAAGAGGAATTATGTACTACATTTGAACTATCATAATTTTTTAAGGGTTATACACAGAGGAGGGGCTTCGGCTCCTCTTTTTTTGTCTAATCCATGACGCTGTGTCAATTCTCTATATATACCACTATGTAATTTTACACTATGCACACTCTAAAATTTTTGTTTTTTTATCGTCATATCGTCATGAAATCGCTGAAACGTAAGCCTGCATTGGTTTATATCCATGACGCAAAACTTTTTTTATCGTCATTTACTGTCTATTCACTGTCATTTATTATATTTGTCCGCTATGTATAACCCAACAATATCAGTATTCAGGTCCCTTTACAATTCTAAAGAGACTCCATTCAAGCTAACAGCTATAGAAGTTTATAACAGGATTAAGAATGGTAATCCCGATGTAATTAACAAAATTAACCTCATCCGAGATGGTGAAAGTGAGCATAAAAATAAGCTCATGGCGATCATGTTTAATGGTACC